TACAGCCTTTCGTTATCGCTGTGGTTTGCTCCTTGTTCTATCCTGTTGAAAGGGTCTATCAGGAAAGCCTTACATCCTTTGGCTTTGGCTAAATATTCAAACCTTGCTAATATGTCATCTATGGTCATATCCTCGTGAGGTGCTACCCAAAAAACATTTTTGTTGAGGTATTCTTCGCCAATTTCCTTTTCCGTTTCGGAAATCACTCCCTTTTTGTATTCCTTGCCGATGAACTTTGAGAAAACTCTCGCAAAGTGCGATGGCAAAGGCATACTTTCAGGCGTGTAGTAACCAATTCCCCAATGATACATCGCATTCAGTTTTGAGTAGATAAAATCCATAAACTCAGACTTTCCGCTCCCTGGTGTTCCAGTCACCACGCCAAACCTCCCTGTCTGCCACCTTATTATTTCATCAAGTCCCTCTACGCCTATTCTCAAACCTTGTGGCAGTCCATTTTTAAAGTAAGTATCCAAATCAGCTTGGAAGTCTTCCACGGCATACACATTGCTTAACTTCAAAAATTTGGCGCTTTCCACAGCCTTACGGACACTTTCTACTCCCTCTGCGACTAACAACTCATTTGCATCTTTAAACTGTTTAAATGATACGCTTTTGCATTTTTCTATTCCAAGTCTGCGCGTAAGGTCGTTTTTTAGTTCCAAACCTTTCATATCGTTGTCGGTTGCCAAAATGAAAGTTTCCACTTGGTTGAGGTCTTCAAGGCTGTTGTCAAAGTATTCCATCCGCCCAGTAGATGCTCCATTCGGCACGCTGATAACATTTTCAAATCCTGCTTGGATTAGTGAAAGTGCATCCATTTCGCCCTCTACGATGATGATTTCCTTAAAGGTTTTCAGCGCATCGTAATTGAACCAAATCAGCTCTGCTCCTGAATGCAGTTTGAAATTCTTCTGCCCATCGCGATACTTCACATTGACCAGTTCGCCGTTTCGGAAGTAGGGAAACACGATGCAGTTGGCTTTTTTCTCAATTTGTGGCATCCATTCCTCCTTTTCGCCAATCTTCATTCGCAGCAGTGTTTTTTGCGATATTCCTCGCTTTTCAAACCACTTTACCAGCTTTTCAGATAGTTTGGTGTAGTTTTCCCACTTTACCTCTGGCTTGGTGTAGATTTTCTTCTCAAAGGGAACATGCTTTACAAATCTCGCTTCGCAGTGGTTGCAGTAGCCGACTTCTTTTTCTGCATTGTAGGAGAAACACTTGATGTTCTTTTTTCGCCTGTTTTTTGAGCATTCAGGACAGACCGAATAGTTTTCTGCATTCTTGTTGATTTCAATCTCGTAGATGTGATTTGTCGCCAGCGACATTATCATTTCTGTCATAATCCTGCGGTTTTAAAACATCATTATCCTCGTTCCATCTCTCGCTACACGCCCCATTTCTTTTTTCTCCTCCTGCTTGGTTTCCTTGTGGTAAAAGTCCTTGTAGTTGTTCCCAATAGAATTATTCACGATTTTTTGCATTGCTGCCAAATCATTTTTTCCAAGTTCTTTGAGTTTCTCTTGTGATTTCTGCCGTGAATAATCATTGTGTCTGAAACTATGAACCTCCTTCATGTAATTTTCCCATTCCTGCCACAGAGAAGAAAAATCTTGATTTTCTTTTTTTATATATTTTTTTTCTTCTTTATCATTATCACTATCATTACCATTAAGCGATGATTTTTTCGCTCTCCCGATTTTTTCATCGCCCCCCGATGATTTTTTCGCCCTTGCGATTTCTTCGGCTTCTTCCTGCGTTAATTCCCCTGACAGCACTTTATCATATAATTCCTTGTTCCATCGTTTGAGATTTCCTAACCGACCTTTTTCTTGATTACTTTCTTTTACTCTTATATACTCTTCTGTATCTCTGTCAAATTGAGCCTTGAATGGAGCAAAAGCTATACGAGTCACAAAATCTTCCATTAAGCCCTCAAATCCTGTATCAACATCTTGGTTGTTCAATACTGACCCCCGCAATTGATACGCCTTGATTGCTTTGAAGAGTTTGCCCGCCTGTTTATCATCCAGCTCATCTAACACAGCCAATGTATCTAAGTGTAAAATAAAAGACCTCTTTGTATCGTTCATTATAATTTTACTTTTAATTTATAAGGAGACAGAGTTACCTGCTCTTTACCAGTTATTCATGGACTTAGAGTAAATCTTTAATGTTACACGGAAAGCGTTTTCCGTTTTCTGTTTCGTAAATCACAGCATTTCCGCTTATGCTGATGATTTTTACCTTCGTTCCTTTCTTGCTGTAAACTACCTTTTTAAAGCCTACATCTTTGTTTAGGGTAGCGTATTGTCCTGCTTCCATTAGTCTTTAACAAACTGCCCATCAATCATTTTCCCTTTTCTTTTGCTTATAACCTTGTAAGCCGAGTGCAAACATTCCCAAATTTTAAGGTTAAATCTGTTGGCGATTTGGTTCAGCAGGAACAACATCATCTGAACTGCGTGGTATTTCTCTACTGAATCATTAGTGAACTTCTCCAACTGCATAAGTTTATTGCAGTTATCCAAAAGGAAATAAGGGTCTTGTGCTGTTCCTTTGGAATCTGAAAGCTCTTCACTGCCGTTAGGAAAAAGTGTGATGCTCTTCATTTTGGCATAGATTACCAATGTCACCACTACATCACCAATAGCATCTATTACCTCTTCTATATCATCATCTTCTATCGCTGCGTGGAGTTCTGTAATCTCTTCCAGCGTTTTAAGAAGCTGTTTCATTGGCGTTCCGTGTTCCAGTATACCTTTTCTTTCAGCCCAGCCAACAACAAGGCTTTTTAAATCTTCAAATTCTATCTTCATATTTTCAAATTAAAATGGTAAGTCTTCTTTTTCAAATCCGTTCTTGTCTTCTGCTGGTGCTGGTTTAGTGTCTTGATTTGCCTTGTCTAATCTCCAGCCTGTAATAGAATTAAAATACTTTACTTGTCCATCTGGGCTTGTCCATTCTCTGCCTCTGATGTTAATTCCTATCTTTGCCTTGTCGCCTTCTTTTACTTGGTCTAAAAGCATTGTTTTATCTTGCAGAAACTCTATGCTGATAGGCTGTGGATATTGTTCATCCGTAAGCAATACCAATTCTCTTTTTTGAAAACCACCGGCAAAGGTTTCTGTTTTCCCAATTCTTCTGATCGTTCCTTGTAATTCCATGTTAGTATCCTATTTTATTTAATCTTAAATTCTCTTTCTCGTAACTCAACAGACTTCGCAGTGCATCTATCTGATGAGTGCAGGATTTGTTAATCCTCTCTATCCAGTCTACCAAGTACTGCTCTTCATCTGCGATTGACTTTACCAGTGCATTTTGTGCTGTGGCAGATAGGAACTGCTGTTTAGCTATGTTTACTATCGTTTCGCCAATCGCTGATGTGGTCTTCTGATTGTAGAGTCTCTTGGCTTGGGCTAACATTTCGCCACTCCTTGCCATATAGACTGATATATTCTTAATCCTATCTACAATCTCCTCTGGGTTATCCGAGCAGTGTATTTCAAGGTATTCCTGTATCTTCTGTGCTTCTGCTCTTAATTCTTCTTTCATTGTTTTCTCTTGTTTGCCCTTATAAAGGTTTTTTCCCTGTAATAAGCAGGAGCGAGGAGTATTTCACCTGTTTCTTTATCTATTTTTGGTTTTATTCCCTGCAACCACCTTCGCCTTGCTTCTATCTTTTTGTCTAATTCCTCTTTTTCTTTCTCCATTTGGAATAATTCCATATCTCCTGTGTTGGAATAATCCCAAGTCTTTCTTCTGCCTATTTCAAACCTTAAATCATTAAAACCAACTCCTTCCGCTCCGTATTTTTCTATTTCTTTTTCAAAATAGGCTTTCAGTTCCTTGTCTTCACTGATGGTTTCAAATGTTTTTTCAATGAGTTTCTTCTGATATAGAAACTTTCTAAAATCATAATCTCCATTTAGGATTTGGTCTTTTACCTGTTCAGCGAAGTTCTGCACTTGGTCGCTGGTAGAAGGCATTAACTCAATTACTGATATAGGTGTCATATTATGTTATGTTTAGTGTTGCTAATTCTTTTTCTGTCTCTTTGGATACTTTGTATTTCTTTCTGATTTGCGCCAATGTTAAGATTGAACCATTTTCAACTGCATTCACCAGTCCTTCCCATTCTGTTGAGCCTACATTTAGCCATTTTTCAGGCGTGTTTTGTGTTTTTGCTGGCGCTTTGTTGCCTTTTGTTTGTTCGCCGTGCGCATCGGTGTCTTTGTCGGTCACCAGCCCAAGAATTGATGAAATAGCGTATCTTCTCAAATAAGTGATTGCTGAACCTAACACTTGGAAATCGTTCATTCCTTTTAAATCCACTTCTTGGGGAATATCTATCACACTTTCCAGCGTTTCGCCTGATGCTATATGAAAGATTATTGTTCTGATAGATTTGCCTTCTAATGGTTGCGAGAATCCAAGTCCATGTTTTTTGAGTAGTGGGTTTATCACTTCAAAGATTTTCGGCAGGTCAGCATAAGTGTAGCCGAAACCTTGCGTGTCTTTGTGTATCACAGGAACTTCTTGCTGAAATTCTGAAATCGCTTTGAATATGTTTTGTTTATTTTCCATTTTGTTTATTTTTTAGTTAAAAACCACCGCCGAAAAAATTAATATGCAATGACAAGAAAGTTTTATTAGTATGGCTTGGCGGTGGTTATGTTTTACTTTTTTAAAAACAGCCCAGCGTTGCTCGTGTTTTCCAGTTTTCGGACAACTGGGCTGTGTTACCCTGCATTTGTTTGTTTTCTTGGTAGATTACTTGCAACAGGGCTTGTGCTGTCTGTTACCAGATTTCTAACATTTATTTTGTGTTAAATCCAAACAGCGCTTGTTCTTTATCTTGTTGTGAATCGTTCTTTTACTTTTTTAAATTCTTCTGCTGTTGGCTTAAATTCTTCGCCTTTGTATTCTTTGTAGATTTTATTTAAGAATCGCAAGAATTTGGTCAGCTCTTTGTAGTTCGTTTTCATAGGTGTTATTATCACATAGGTTTCGGTAATAGGCTAAATCATACTTTTTGTTATTCATTACCCATTTTTTCCAAAGTCTTAATTTGTGTAGTCTGTGTATTGCGTTCATCTTATTGTCTTTTTAAAAACCACCGCCCTATAGAGTTAATTTATGAATGAGTATTACAATGAAAAAAGTTGTGGGCGGTGGAAAAATCAAACTATCTATTAATGAAAACTGTATTCTAATTCTTCTTCTCTTTTGCTTTCTATGAAGTCTTCAATGAATTTTGAGTGTTTTCCAAGGGGAGAGATTTCTTCGCCATCTCTTGTCAAAACCCACTCGCATTTGTTCTTACTTACTTTCTCCTCCACGCACCATTGTCTACCCAACCCATCGAAGAATAATTGAAACCACTCAAATTCGCTGTTATCGTAGTTTTCAAACCCTTGGATTTCTATCATTTCCCAAGCTACTCTGTATAAATCACAACCTCTTGTTGTTTTTTCTGCTATTTTTTGTAAATTTGCCGTTGTTTTTAATGTTGTTTTCATTTTGAAAATGATTTTAAAGTTAATATTGCTCTCAGTTGCCGCTGGGGGCTTTTTTATTTTTTTAATAGTTCTAATGCTTTGTTTTTGTCTATGATTAGTTTTTTTCCATTCTGAATAATTGCTTCATCTATTATCCCAGAGTTTTTTACCTGTTGTGCTTTTGTTTTTCCGCAATCCAGAAGTTTCGCTAAGCCATCTAAACCATACACAAGTTCTTTTTTGCTGTAATCTTCTCTGATAGGGGCGCTGTCTTTAATGATTCCGAATAGTTCTAAAAACTCTCTCCCTGTCATCATCAGAATTTGTTTATCTAAAATTTGGCTATTCATCTAATATTATTTTTACTTTTCTGACTTCTTCTTTTAGAAGTTCTTTGGCCTTTGTTCTTATCTCTCTTGCTAAATCGCTGTCTGTTACATAGTTCAGCGCGTTTTCTATTGATTGGACAGAACAGTCAAAACTTTCTATTAAAATATCTCTGTGTCTCTGTCCAACTGAAATTTTATTTTTTCTTTTTCTTTTTTTGTTTGTTGGTTTCATTTTTATTTCTAATTTTGTTCTGTTAATTTGATATTGCAAATATATAACAAGTTATATAACAAAACAAATAAATGTGTAACTATTTTTATATAACTTTTGTAAGTTATTGATAATCAGTAGCAAAAATTTAACTATGAGCAGAGAAGAATTATTACAAGAAGCATTGCATTTGATAAATAAATACAATGTAACTGCTTATGAGATTGAAAAACATACACCTCTTACAGCAGTTGGGGTTCAGAAAATAATAAATGGTGATAGTAAACGACCATTAGAGAATACACTGAAAACTATAATTAGTTATATAAAACAAAATTATGTTGATAAGGAGAATTCTATAAAACAAAACAATATCCCACAAGGCGAGCTAAAACCAAAAGAATATTCTACATCTATAAAAGTAAGACTGGTAAGCAACAAGGCAAAGGCAGGCTGGAGTGAGGGTTACTATAATGAGGAGTATTTAGAAGAACTGCCTTTTGTGATGATAGATGCAGATGAAAACTACAAGGGTAAATATTTAGCCTTTGAGGTAGAGGGAGACAGCATGGAACCTGACTATTTGGAGGGCGATATAGTAATCTGCCGAGAGATACAGCGCCACCTATGGAGTTCTAAACTACATTTTAGAGATTGGGACTTTGTAATTGTGCATTCTACTAATGGAATAATGCTAAAAGAGATAACAGCCCACAATATAGAAACAGGAGATATTACTTGCCATTCTCTAAATCCTAAATACGAAGACTTCGTGCTAAATCTTCATCAAGTAGCACACCTTTACAATGTAGTAGAAGTAAGACAAAAGGGAAGAAATAAGCGCTGGAACAGAGCAAAAGATTTTATGTAAAAAAAAACATTAAGCAATTAACTTATAAAATTTAAATCATGAAGAAAATATATATATTCTTTTTTGTGTGTATATCATATCTAACAACAGCACAAAAAATAGAAGGAATAGGAATTTTTAAAGTAGGTAAAACAGAAATATCAGTTATTGATTCTCTTTCACAAAATGGATATGGAAACATTGTAGATTGTCAAAGTAGAATAGATGTTAAATGTTTGAATGCAAGAATTATGAAGCCTGCAAGGTTTGAAAGCCCTTGGTATGAAAGAGATAAAATTGAAGAAAATGTGGTAGTTGTTATACGAAATTACAAAGTGTCAGATATAATGATACCAATAGTTCAACTTAATTTTTTTAATGGACTGCTTTATAGGGTAAGAACAAGAGAAACTCCCGTGGCATTAGGGCAAGCTGTTCTTTCCAAATATGGAAAAATTGATTATGAGTATATAGAAAAAGGCGTTGAATGTAACTCTTTATATGGAAGAGTTACACTATTAGAAAAAGACTATATTACAATATATAGGAATGATGATAAAATAAGTGCTGAACAACGATTTTCAATTTACCACAATAATCGTTGTGATGAAAAATCAAGTAATGTAATAGATATTATAGATTTGAGTATCAAAAGAAAAATAGATGAAATGTGGATGAAAAAACATGAAGAAGAAGCAGAAAAAGAAAAAATAAATGAAAAGGAACGGCTTAAGGACTTATAACTCACAGAGAAAAATTAAACAATGGTAGAGGTAGTAGTAAAGAGTAGTAAAGAAAAAGACTCTTTTGGAATTCGTGATTTGGCGTATGAAAAACTAAAAGAAGAGAATAGGGTTTTATACAAGGGTAAATTAGCCCACTTAAAAGAAGAATTGGAAGACTATAAGATAATGGTTATTATAGATATGGATGACAAGTCTATTTCTTTTGAGGCTGAGCCTTATCTTCCTTCTCCATTGAGGGAGAGGGTGCTTGATGCTTTACTTCCAGCTTAAATGTTTCTAACTTTTTGAAAACACTTTCTGCCTGCGCAAGAAGTTCTTCATATTCCTGAAGGTTAGTGATTTCAAGTTTTAAAATAGTTGTTTTTTTCATAACCAAATTTTTACAAAGATATGAAAGATAAGATTAAGTTCAAACTTCAAACATTATGCTCAAATATTCTGTAAAATTTTCCTTGAAAAACCAAAACTTGAACGAGGAACAACCGCTGCGTCTTCGTGTGTCTTTCCATTCCCAGCGAGTAGAGCTATATACAGGGATTAAATGCAAACCTGATGAATGGGATGGAATCCGAATTATCAAGAGAAACGACCCACGAAACAAGAAGATAAACGAACTGGAACAACGAATAGAAAGTATTTTCAGAAAATTAGAATTTACCACAAACACCTATCCAACACCAGTAGAATTTAAAGAATTGTTTTCAGAAAAACCAAAAGAAAACAAGCCTGAATCTATTTTTTTTGTTGATATTGTTCAACAATATATAGATGAGAAATCCGTATCCAAACAATGGGAGTTTAAAACCACGCAAAAATACCTTCGCCTCAAAAACCATATTATAGGTTACAATAAGGATTTAGAACTTAACGAAATTACAGAGAAGACTTTAAGGGACTTGATAAAATACTTCTCTACCGCCCCAAAGCATCCGAAAACAGGAAAGACACTTGCACCACACCGAAACATTACTATTCGCAGAGAAATCAACGATTATCAAAGGATTTTGGCTTGGGCAGAGAAAAAGGGACTTTATAAAGGGAAAGCGCATATAGATTTTGAACAGAGATATAAAGGAACTACCGACAAACTCTCTGAACTTGTTTATTTGGAGTGGGAAGAACTAATGGAGTTGTTTAATTATAAATTCAGCACCAATAGATTAAATCAAGTCCGAGATGTGTTTTGCTTTTGTTGTTTTTCCTCTCTTCGCTTCTCTGATGTTCAGAAACTCAAAAAGGCAGACATAACAGAGGATTATATCCGTGTGGTAACGAAGAAGACAACCGACCCTTTAATCATTGACCTAAACGACTACACTAAGGCTATTTTAAATAAATACAAAGAAAAAACCTTTGATAATGGCTTGGCCCTTCCTGTAATATCAATGACTAAAACTAATCTATATTTAAAAGAAATAGGGGAGATTTTGAACTGGGATACACTGGTAAAGGAGCAATATTTTATAGGAAACCAAATGTATGAGGAATTTTACCCTAAAAAAGCGATTATATCAACCCACGCAGCAAGAAGAACATTTGTTATCAATGCGCTTCGTTTGGGAATTCCTTCCGAGGTGATTATTAAATGGACAGGACACAAGGATTTTTCCGCTCTAAAACCTTATGTTAAAATCGTAGATGAATTAAAAGCCTCCGAAATGAATAAGTTTAATTTCCCTAAATAAAATACCCCCTAAAAAACAATTTAGGGGATATTTTTGGGGGTGTGCTGTTGTAATCTGCTGATTATCAATGCAACTTGTGAACGCGGAAGGAGTCGAACCCTCAACCTCCAGAGCCGTAATCTGGCGCTCTATCCAATTGAGCTACGCGTCCTGAATTTTAGTTTTGCAAATATAATACTTTTTTGCTTTCTTTGAACTATGAAATGGAAAAAAATATTATATATCATTAGTTTTTTTGTGGTTTTGTCTTGTAAGAAGTCTGATAACCAGTTAGTTAAATCTTGGGAAGTGATTTCTGAAAATGTTCAATATAGTGAGCAAAATGACAAATTTTTATTAAAATCTAGAAAATTTGAGTATTCTTTTGAAAAAAATGAACTGCCTTTTTCCAAAGTGGTTTTGCTTAATAACAGCCTTTTGGGATATTTTATAGAACTTGGGCAGGAAGAAAAAATAGTAGGAATTTCGGGAGTGCAGTATGTTTATTCCAATGAAATTCAGCAACTTATAGAAAAAAATAAAATTCAGAATGTAGGTTCTGACCAAAAGTATGATATTGAAAAAATTCTTGAACTAAAACCAGATGTGATTTTCACGAATTGCATAGAAACTTTTGAAAATACCTATAAAATCCTGCAAGATAATGGGATAAAAATCATTTTTTT